TGTTAATTTTACTTTCCAACATTTTTCTAGTTTTGTATCTTAAATTTGATTCAGTACTTAAATACACAGATGAATTCTTGTTATCAGGATTTTTAGTATATATTTTTGGCAGTCCCATTTTTAAATCTTCTTCTTTTTGGAATGACAAGAATTTGAAATTTATTTTCCATTGTCTGCAAAGTTTTAAAAGATTAGCATTGGCTATTATTGTTGATGTTTCATGTGAACAAAGTGAGTTTCTTGCATTTATATAAACATCATAAGTATTATAAAAATCATTTAAAAAGTTTCCTGTTGTAGCTGGATCTATTAATGAATAACAAAATTTAAGATCTGTACTGGCTATAGATTTGTCACCTAGATGTATTGAATTAAATTCAACTTTTTTAGATATTATATTTTTATATGTGCTAGTTTTAATTCCAAATAATATTAATAAACCATATATGTTAGACATCATTATGTGAATTTGATGGAATACTAAAGCTAATTCAAACCACTGACTATCTGTTACTCTAATCAAGTCACCAGAAAGGAAAGTTATAATAGCTAAATCATCTGATGTTACAAAGCATTCAACATTCATGTTAACATCCTTTAATTCAATACCTATTTCTGAAGTGTTATATATATCCAAAATATGATACTTAATACTCATCACTATAATTGTATGATAAACAGAACTAGATTGATGAAAGATACCTTGACCCATATGATTTCTACCTAATCTTCCAACTAAAGTGTAAGCATAATCAGATTTATTCAACAAATTAGGCAACCATAGAGGCATTTCAAAAACTTTAAATTCAGATAAGAAACAAATTAAGGCAGGTAAATATGCTTCTGTTGTTTTATTCATTATCATTGTAGCTAATAGACCAAATATTAAAGTATTAAAATTAGGACCCCATCTTGTCTGATCTGCAGTTAAACATAATTTCATTTTACTTCTTTCAGCTCCTTCATAAGCAGTTATTAAATCTCTTACTTTTTCTTTGTCATGAAGTTTATCTATTCCAGTTAATTTTGCAAATTTTTCAAAAAATCTTTCTGCAACTACTTGAAGTATTCTGAATTCTGAGGATAAAATTGATATTTCTCTATCTCCGCCAATTTGATCTTTATCAAACATTCTCATTAATAAATCTATTAATTGACCTTTATTAAGTTTCTCTAATATACCTAATGCCAACAAAGATGTACTACTTGTTTTATATTTATT